CATGAACTAGAAAACTTTTATCAATGTTCTGTATCAAGTAATTATATTGAAGATATCGTTTGCAAGCCTTTGCAAGAAATTGTTGTTCGTTGTTTAAAGTGCCTTACTAAGCTAGATTTTATAGAAAAGCTTGAGCATAAACGTAATAACAGAAGTCTTCATTTGGTAAGAGGATACTGGAGAGGTGACTGTAGAAACTGTATAGAAAAATAATGCAGGGTGAACTTGTGACAATTCCAGATATTGTTTTAGAAACTTTGGTGACTCCTGCAAATTTGCTCTGTAATGAAACATTGTCACCAGATGAGGAACCGGAGGAGGAGCAAATTTATAAAGTTGATTCTCATTGTCACACTTGTGGAGCAGGATTGAGAGTTTGTACAGTAGCTTCTGAAATTGCAATTAGAAGATTACAAGTGCTTTTGCTTCAAGACTTACATTTCCTTTGTCCTCGTTGCGCGAGAGCTCTTTGCAACCATGGGAGATCCTCATAAAGGTACAGAAAATCTTGAGTCTTTGGAAGAATTAAATGATTGGTGTTTAATTGAAGCCGATTGTGTGGATAGTGGTGATACAATATCAGATTTATTTGATGCTGATACTGATGCGTCTAATGTTTCAAATCTTATTGATGATGACCTGGAGTCTGTAACGCAGGGAAATTCCCTGGCACTGTTCAACCATCAAGTAGCAGAGGAATGTGATAAAGCTATAACTGCCTTAAAACGAAAGTTTCTTGCAAGCCCGGAACAAACTCTTGAGAAATTGAGTCCGCGGCTGCAAGCAGTTCACATTTCTCCTCAAAGACACTCGAATTCGAAAAGAAAATTGTTTCAGGACAGTGGAATAGCTGACGATGAAACTACAGATTCTGTTGTACAGGTAGAAACCTTAGGCAGTTGTTCAAATAATGGCGCCTCACAGGAGGAATATAGTATTTTGCACAGCTCCAACATAAAAGCGACTTTATTGGCAAAGTTTAAGGAATATTACAGTGTATCTTTTTCAGAAATCAGTAGAAATTTTAAAAGTGATAAAACTTGTAATCATAATTGGGTGTTTGCTGTGTTCGCTGTGCAAGATGAATTGCTTGAAGCTTCCAAAACATTAATGCAACAGCATTGCGACTATCTGCAGATTATAAGAACTGGGTTTTCAGCATTGTTTTTAGTAGAATTTAAAAACACAAAAAATAGAGAGACTGTGATCAAACTTGTTACTCAAATGTTAAATATTACAGATAAGCAAATATTATGTGAACCACCTAGAATAAGAAGCACCGCTACAGCTATGTTTTTTTATAGAAAAGCATTAGCTAATATTGGTTTTAAAATAGGTTCATATCCACAATGGATGGCTGCATTAACAATGGTTGATCACCAATTAGCAACTGCAGAAACGTTTAAATTGTCAGAAATGATTCAATGGGCATATGACAATGACTATGTAGAAGAGTCTCAAATTGCCTATTATTATGCACAATATGCTGAAATGAACAGTAATGCAGCAGCGTTTTTAGAAAGTAATCAACAAGTAAAATTTGTAAAAGATTGTTGTGCCATGGTGAGGTTATATAAAAGACAAGAGTTAAGAAATATGTCTATGGGTGCTTGGATAAAAAAGTGTTGTGAAAATGTAGAAGAAGGAGATGGATGGAAAGTAATTGTTAAATTTTTACGTTATCAGCAAGTTAATATGTTATCATTTTTAATTACCTTAAAACAATTCTTTAAACATATTCCAAAAAAAAGCTGTATTGTTATATATGGTCCACCAGATTCTGGTAAATCATATTTGTGTTTTAGTATGATAAAATTACTAAAAGGTAAAGTTGTGTCATTTATGAATAGGAACAGTCACTTTTGGACACAACCACTAATAGATGCTAAAATTGGGTTACTAGATGATGCCACGTTTCCATGTTGGACGTTTTTAGACAATTATATGAGAAATGCATTTGATGGTAATTATGTTTCATTAGACATGAAACATAAAAATTTGCAACAGGTACGACTACCACCTATTTTAATCACAACTAATGTATATGTACCTAAGGAGCCTACGTTAATGTATTTACAAAGTAGAGTATCTTGTATAGAATTTCCAAACAAAATGCCATTTGATGATTTAGGTAATCCTTTATTTAATATAACAACTGAACATTGGGCAATGTTTTTTAGAAAGTTTTTCAGACAATTAGAACTAGAAGAAGAAGATGGAGACACAGCAGACTCTGACCGAACGTTTTGCTGCACAACAAGAAATTCAATTGACTCTAATTGAACAGGAGTCAACAAATATATTTGACCACATAAGATATTGGGACTCTGTTAGACAAGAAAACTTATTAGCCTATTATGCTAAATCAGAGGGATATACACATTTAGGCCTGCAGCCTCTGCCTGCACTAGTTGTATCAGAGTATAAATGTAAAGAAGCCATGAAAATTAAACTACTGTTGATAAGTTTAAGCAAATCCTCTTATGCAAATGAACCATGGACTTTATCAGATGTCAGTGCTGAACTAATTAACACTGATCCTAAAAACTGTTTTAAGAAGAAGCCATTTACAGTAACTGTATATTTTGATAATAACAAAGACAATTCATATCCTTATATGTGTTGGGATTATATATATTATCAGGATGAACATTCCAAGTGGCATAAAGTTGCTGGAGAAGTTGATGTTAATGGTATATTCTTTAGAGACATTGCAGGAGATATTTCATATTTTACACTTTTCCAACCAGATGCTGAACGGTATGGCCGTACAGGACATTGGACTGTAAAATATAAACATGAAACTTTGTTTACCTCTATTGCCAGTTCCACCTCACGGGCTGCCTTCGAGCCTGAAACTAGAGAACAGAGACCCTCCTCGCACCCCGTACCCTCACCGAAAAGACCTAGAAAGCGGAAACAGGAAACCGACGAAGACACCAGCAGGGAGTCGCCCACCTCCACGAATACTGGACTTCGACTTCGACGACGAAGGGTCGAACAAGGAGAATCTTCCACCGACAGACCCACCACCACACGATCAACTCCCAGAAGAAGACGATCCGCTAACGGGGTTGCGGTCACTCCAGAGGAAGTGGGCTCTGGAACTAGATCGGTACCAAGAGAAGGTCTTTCAAGAATTCAGCGACTTCAGGAGGAGGCTCGGGATCCAGAATTAATAGTTTTCCAAGGTGGCGCTAATACTTTAAAATGCTTTAGAAATAAATGTGCTGGTAGATATGCTGATTTATACACTGCAGCCACAACTGTGTTTTACTGGGTCAACAGTGACAAAGATAAAACACCCATGGGTAGAATGTTAATGGCATTTGACACACAAACCCAAAGAGATCTGTTTATTGCTTCTGTAACTATACCAAAAGGTTGTCAATACTGTTTTGGAAACATTGATTGTTTATAGAATGGATGTAAAACACAGACGAAAGCGTGCAGCTCCTGATCAGTTATATAGGCATTGCTTACAAGGTGGCGATTGTATTCCTGATGTACAAAATAAATTTGAACAAAACACTTGGGCTGATGTTCTATTAAAAATATTTGGGAGCTTATTATATTTTGGTAACTTAGGTATTGGTACTGGAAGGGGTAGTGGAGGTTCTTTAGGGTATAAGCCTCTTGGGTCAGGCACAGGAAGACAACCAGCCTCAATCTTACCTGCTCGCCCTAATATTTTAATAGATGCTATTGGGCCACCTAATGTCATTCCTATTGATGCTGCAGCACCAGTAGTGGTACCTTTATCTGAAGGAACCATAGATGTAGGATTAGTCGCGCCTGACGCAGGACCAGGGGCAGGAGTTGAAGAGCTAGAATTATATACCATCACTGACCCAACAACCGATGTGGGTGGTGTACAGCCGACACCCACTGTAGTTTCAACAGAGGAAGGGGCTGTAGCAGTAATTGATGCACAACCCAATCCTGAACGTCCTGTCCAGGTTTACTATGATCCAGATCCCACAGCCACAGCTACTATAAATATTTTCCCTGCTATGACAACTACGTCTGCAGATGTAAATATTTTTGTAGATCCGTACTCCGCTGACATTATAGGAGGTTTCGATGAAATACCTTTAGAAAGATTAGATTTTTCAAATTTAGAAATAGAAGAACAACCTATTCAAAGCACTCCAGTACAAAAAGTAGAAGCGGCTTTAACGCGCGCAAAATCTTTGTACAACAGATATTTTAAACAGGTTCCTGTGCGCTCTTCATTATTCCTGACTCAACCCAGTAAATTAGTTCAGTTTGAATTTGAAAATGCCGCCTTTGATCCTGACGTCAGTCTGGAGTTTGAGCGGGATTTGGCAGAGATTGCAGCTGCACCGGATGCTGACTTTGCAGATATATATAGATTACATAGGCCTCAATTAAGTTCAGTTGAAGGTGCAGTTCGTGTAAGCAGAATAGGTGAAACTGCCACAATAAGAACCAGAAGTGGTACTGTTATAGGATCTAGAATACATTATTACCATGATCTTTCAGCTATAGAAGCCGCAGAAAATATTGAACTACACGTTTTATCAAACCAAAGTGGAACTATAGTTGATGACCTTTTAAGCACGTCTTTCATAGATCCTATAAACAATGCAAACGTTGCTGTTACTGAAGATAACATGCTAGATTTATTAGAAGAGGATTTTAGCAATACTCACTTAGTAGTAGCCGTGTCTAATGAGGTCAATGAAACTGACATTTTTCCTATGTTGTCTGGTACAGTTATAAAACCATTTACACCTGATATTTCAAATGATATTATACTTTCATATCCAGTAGACAACAACCCAATCATAAATCCAAAGCATTCTGAGTACCCTTTGATACCAGTGTATACAGCTTTAAACTTTGAGGATTATTATTTGTATCCATCACTAATACCTAGAAAGCGTAGACGAATAGATTCTTTCTGATTGTTTTACAGATGTCTTCTCTATGGCTACCCAGTTCTGGCCCTTTATATTTACCTCCTGCAAAACCTGTGGCTCGCGTAATGCGAACGGATGATTATGTGACAGGAACTGATGTTTATTTTCATGCCGAAAGTGATCGCTTATTAATGGTTGGTCATCCATACTTTGATGTAAGCGAAAATGGAGAAAATATGGTAACAGTACCAAAGGTTTCTCCACATCAATACAGAGTGTTTTATTGCAAATTGCCAGATCCTAACAAATTTGCTTTAGTAGACTCTAAACTTTACAATCCAGATAGGGAACGTTTGGTGTGGCAACTTGTAGGTTTAGAAATAAAGCGCGGAGGACCATTAGGAATTGGAACAACTGGTAATCCATATTTTAATAAAATAGGAGATACTGAAAATCCAGCAACTTACACAGACCCAGAAACAAAGGATCAGAGAATGAATGTGTCTTTTGATCCTAAACAAACTCAATTATTTATTGTCGGTTGCACACCACCTATAGGAGAATATTGGGATGTTGCTACCCCTTGTAAAGCTTTAGATAAAGGTGCATGTCCTCCAATACAATTGGTAAATGACACTATTCAGGACGGTGACATGGGCGACATAGGCTTTGGAGCCTTTAATTTTAAAGCCTTACAGAAAGATCGTGCTGGTGTTAGTTTAGATTTAGTTGATACATTCAGTATATGGCCAGACTTTTTAAAAATGACTAATGATATATATGGTGACAGTATCTTTTTTTATGGTAAAAGAGAACAGCTATTTAGTAGACACTTGTGGGCCCGCGCAGGAACGGCTGGAGATGCCATTCCATCTCCTGATAACAAAAATCTAATATTTCAGGGTGATGATGCAGTGCCACAAAAGACTGCTGGGTCTTTTACTTATTTTAGTGCCCCTAGTGGGTCATTAATAACTAGTGATTCTCAGTTATTTAATAGGCCATATTGGTTAAGAAGAGCTCAGGGTACCAATAACGGTATTTGTTGGGGTAACAACTTATTCGTAACAGTGTTTGATAATACCAGGGGTACTAACTTTACTATATCAGTATTAAAAGAAAAGGAAGACACAGTTCTAGAATCAGGGATGTATAAATATGATGCAAATGATTTTAAACAGTATTTACGACATGCTGAAGAATATGAATTTGAAGTGATTTTCAGATTGTGTAAGGTAACCTTAGATCCTGATGTATTAGCTCATATAAATGTTATGAATCCCAGAGTTCTGGAAGAATGGAATTTAGCATTTGTACCACCACCGCCACAGGGTATAGAAGATGCGTATCGATACTTGAAATCTGCTGCTACTAAATGTCACTTACCTACTGAAGAGGAGGAAAAGGAGGATCCATATGCCAAACTGACATTTTGGAAAGTGGATTTAACAGAAAGATTTTCTTCTGATCTAAGCCAGCACCCTCTAGGCAGAAAGTTTTTATATCAAGTAGGACTGTTAAACGGTAAACGTCCTAGAACTGATTATACTGTGAAACAAAAGCGTTCTGTGAAGCGCAAACGTACCAAATAAGTCTGTATCTGTTTACATTCATGCTTTCTGAGCCAGTGTAATACTGTGAAGATGACAATAAATTAAATGACTGTGAAAAGAATTTGTGTGGTGATTCTTGACTCATGGGGTCACATTCCTTGCACACTTAAACAACTATATAAGCAAGACGATCTACTGCGACACTAACATCTTACACGACGATCAATTGATCATCGAAGCCATTTTCGTGAGTACCATAAACGGTATTATGTGTTAAAGGGCGCCAGAGGGCTAATACTTACCAATGCAGGTATTTTTTACACAATGTCTGCCAAGACAGACAAGCGCAGACAAACTTTAACGATAAAAATCAGAACTACATACCATAAACGTTTCTGGCTGTAAGCCTTTGTACCGCCTTCGGTTACAAATCTTTGTTTCTGCTCATTGTGGTTTACAATGATATCTCTCCCTAATTTGGTTACCGGGAGTGGTATATAAATTTCAGATTTTGCTGTGCAGCTAGATTCGCTGATGGAGACCCCACCTGGAAAGTTGGATGTGCTCTGCAAACATTATGGGATTTGTTTTTTTGATTTGCGAATTCGATGTATCTTTTGTAAACATCTGTGTACTAGTATTGATCTTGCTGCTTTTCATCAAAAGTGTCTATGTCTTATCTGGAAGGATAAAGTATGTTACGCTTGTTGTACTGCATGTTTAAAGCTCTCTGCTAAGCATGAACTAGAAAACTTTTATCAATGTTCTGTATCAAGTAATTATATTGAAGATATCGTTTGCAAGCCTTTGCAAGAAATTGTTGTTCGTTGTTTAAAGTGCCTTACTAAGCTAGATTTTATAGAAAAGCTTGAGCATAAACGTAATAACAGAAGTCTTCATTTGGTAAGAGGATACTGGAGAGGTGACTGTAGAAACTGTATAGAAAAATAATGCAGGGTGAACTTGTGACAATTCCAGATATTGTTTTAGAAA